GCCGGTAACTGATGTCGGTGGCAAAGCTGAGTTGCTCGTGGAGCGGGTAAATCCATCGCGACTCGACCGACGCTTTGATGAGTCGCTCGCGGATGACCTGCTGTTGCACCACGACTTCGCCGCGCACGTTGTATGGGCACAGGTAGATATCGGCGGTGCCCTCGGCGGCTGCGGTTCGCAGTGCCTCAACGGCTCCCTCCTCAAGCATGTCGTCGCAGTCGGCCCACATAAGATACTGAGCTCCAGTCGCTCTGGCAGTCGTCCATGACAGCTCTCGAGCCCGGCTGAACGAATCGACGTGGGGCCAGTCTTTCGCCTGGGGATCGTTAGTGTAGGTGAGGATCTGATGTGGCAGGTCGAGCTCTCGGCAGACGGTGCGGATCACCTCGTCGCTCAGATCTTGCTCCTGCGCTCCGATGGCGATGACGAATACGGAAGAGTCTACGGCAGGACGGAAGGCGCGGATGAATCGCTCGATCACTTCGGCTTCGTTGCCAACGATACAGGCCAGACAAATTAAGGGTGAGTCAGTCATAGGTGCTCAATGTAATGCAGTTGCGAAAAAGATCGTCTGAAAAATGCACAACAAAAAGGCCCACTCACCATTGCTGGCGAGTGGGCCGAATTGTTGCCGACTCAGCTACTAGGCGTAGCTGGTCGTGATAAGGACACCAGCGGTGTTGTCGATGATCTTCTCAGCGACGTTCTGACGGACGCGCATGATGTTCGACCGACGCTCATCAGAGCGATAAGTCTCAGGAGTGAATAAGCCGGTGGTGTCTTTGCTCCACTGAATTGTTCGGCCTGCACCGCCAGCGGTATATTCTCCGCCCTGCACATTTCCCACCCAGATGTAGGCATCAGACCAGATGAAGCCACCAGCAAACGTCTGCCCTTTGGCGGCGGTGTTCTTCGGTGCTTTGCCGACGTAAAGCGTCTCCACGCCAAGAGCTTGCGCGATGTCTTGCTCGCTTGGCAAAGCGCGTTGGTTGGCTCCACGAGGCACAACGCCGTAGATCTGATTCTGCATCAGCTGCGCCCGGCGGAGGCGGTTGAAGACGTTCTGCGACATGACCACAGCGTTGGCAATGCAGCCTTGCTTGAGGAGGGTGGTTTTTGCGGTGTCTACGTCACTTGCTGGATCGGTAGTGGCAACTGCGCCGGTGGTGTAGGCGGCAACTGGCGTGATTGCCGTTGCGCTCCAACTGCCGGTAGCGAGCAACAAAGTCGCCACACGTTGCTCGTAGGAGATCTTGAGCTGACGCTCCAAGAGCATAGCTTCGGTTGCCTCGAGATTCATGAATCGATTCACTTCAGCTTCGTAGCTGTCGTCCACAATCGACTCCAGACCATACTCTTGCGTGTCGTAGGTATCGGTCGAGAAGGCGCGGTTGATGCGAGCGTAGCCGTTGCCTTGCTCGCGTGGTTGCGCGTCAGCATTGAGGAGTTCGGCTGCACCGAGGTTCGCCTTCATGTAGATTCCGCGACGAGCGTCTTCGGGTTTTACAGGAAGAACCTGATCGCCGATGAAGAGCTTGTTGAAGTCTGAGTTTGCCTGTTGCACCAGCGCGTAGATGTCCGCCCGTGGTGTCGCTTGTCCATTCGTGTAAGCCATAAGTCGTTAAAAAGTAAAGGGTTGAGGAGTTGAGGAGATTAGAGTTTGCTGATAAATTCGACGATGATTCCGGCGGAAGCAACGCCAGCCTGGAGACCAGCAACCGCGCTTGGCCATGTGGTGGCGGTGCGGGTGCCGATGTAGCCGCCAGTGATCACCGCGTATTCGGTGCCTGGAGTAATTGCGGTGCCAGAGACCTGCGCCATGAAGGTGCCTGGAGCAGTCCAGAGTTTGACGCCACCGTAGCCAGCGTCAGCGATATCCTGTTGGAGCACGCCGATGCCTTGAGTGACACCGCCAGCGGCGGATTTGATCGTGCCGTCCGACTGGACGTCGACGACGAGGTAAGCTGAGATGGCTCCAGAAGCCTGAAAGGTGCGGAACCCGAGATCGTTTTGCGTAGACATAGTTTAGAGAGAGTTGAGTTGAGTTGGTTGAGTTGATTACCGGACGTTGCGGGACTCCGCATATTCCGCGCTGAAGTTTTTGATGCAGTGAAGCATGGCTGCGTTTTTGTCGCCATCGAAACGCTTGGTCTCGGTCTCGACGATTTGGGCAAAGGTCTTTTTCCCGGCGAGTGGCATGGCTGCTCCACCAGCGGGAATGACAACGCCGAGCTTGGAGGCGAACGCCTTAATCGCGAGAGTCGCGCCCATTTCGGCGGCTTTCTTCATCGCATCTTTCAAGTCAGCTTCTTGTTTGGCTTCCTCGTCGGTATCGATGTCGACATCCAGCTCTTGCACTCCTTTTGCTTTCGGCGTCACGTTTGGATCGGTAATGTTGGGATCGGTGCCGGGATCGGTGTCGTTAATTTGTGCGTCGTCAAAAGCCTTTTTGAAAGCCTTGTACTCCGTCATGTGATTCGCAAACTCCTCGGCCAACTTGGCTAAGGTCTGAGCGGTATCAGCAATGTCGGTCGTCGGTGATTTTGGAGAGTCGGTTGGTGTGTCGGTTGCCATAATGTTGGTGCTTAATGATTTGGTTTTAGGTGATGGTTGAGATTCGTCAATGGGGTAAATGGCCGAGTAGAATAAAGATTTATTGGCAGCAGGATCGCTGACCAGTGATGCGGTGATGACCTCGTCGCACCTTGCTACACAGGCATTTGCAACCTCCACGTCCACTCCGGTGAACTCCAGAGAGATACCGATGTGCGTAGGATTCTTACGAGCGATCTCAAAGATTTTCGCAGCCTCTTCTTCGCTCTCGTAAATGTGCAGGTCAGCGCAGACTCGACCATTCTCGAGAACAAAGTTGTCTACGTAGCCAGCGGTTGAAAACACTCCGCTCCCGTGGTCGGCCTTGACCTTGACACTACCTTTTTCAAGACAGGATTTATAGACCTGCGCCAGCGTGGTCTGATCCACATACATCTGTCTGCCAGCGTAGTCTTTGTGCCCTTTAGCTTCTCCAACAGAGATCAGGGAGACGCGATTGATGCAGTTGTTTTTCTCGTCAACTAAAGCCGATGTGGACTGGCTGTCGTTGCTTTGGAATGTAGAAAGAAATGTTGGCATGGTGTGACTTGTAAGTTTTTCGCCTGACTGAATCTTTTCTGCCTGCCGATCAAACCAGTCTCGAGCTGGCTGCGGATCGAGTGGGTTGATGCCCCACAAATAATGTGCGACGGCACCGGCACCAGGCCACTCCTTGTCGTCGGCGTTGCTGTTTTTACCAGCGTCCAGATCGACCTTGTGACGAGCTCCCCATGCACTTGCCTTGATGATTTTCTCGTCGCTGACTTCGCCCGAGGCCATGCGCCTGGCGGCGTCCTTGGTGCCTTCGGTCAGACCATCGCCACCTTCTCCGGCGCGGAGAAATTCCAGTCCGCGCTTGGCGGCGTTGATGATGTATTCCGGCGGTTTCATTTGTCCTTCTGTAGTCCTTGAAGGTGTGACTCGACTTCCTTAAGCAACTGCGCCCGAGTCTTGTCGCCGTCGTAAATTGCGTAGGCAGCGGCGATGGCTTGGTTGCGGGGGATTTTGTCCATAAGCAGGCTGACCAACTCGCGCAGGGTGGCGGCGCGTAAGTCTTCGGGATCGATCTTGACGTCAAGCTCCTTGACCATTTGCGTCGATGCTTGAGTCGTGGTGGCGTCAGGCTCGGTGCCGGGAGTCGGTGCCACTGTCGATACTGATTCGCTCTGAGAAATGTTCGTCGGCTTAGCCATGCCCGATCCAAATACCTCCTCGACGGTGAAGCCTTCGGCGGCAGCCTTGTCGCGCTTGATCTTCGCCCACCGCACCATGTCGGAAGCGACCTTCTCTGGATCTTGGGCGTCCTCGGTCCAGTAGTTGAGTGGGTTGAGCAGTCCGCTCTGGAACAGCGAAACATTGGCTGACGACTCCCGCCCGATGTCAGGCTGGGGATGCGGTCGGTAACTCCATCGACCACGACAAATCTTGTCGGCGGAGCTGACCGGGAAGATGCCTTTGGCGATGGCGTCCATCAAAGCGGCGTCCTTCATTCGATGTGCCAGAGGTGCCAGCACTCGTTGCCCCCTGGTGAACTCAGCCTTGGCTTGCTCACTCTCCAGTCGGCTCGAGACGCCGCCAAGGTTGGTTGCGTCGAGGCCGAACGAATAGGGCAGGTTGTACGACATGCAGGTCATCTTGAGGAGCATGGTCATCAAGTATTGCGACTCGGGAC